TAGGTATGTAAGAGTTTCTTTGTTCCTCTGCATCCACCCATAACTTATAAAACATATTCATACCATGTGGTGTGGACACAATCATCACCTTAGTTGTTTTACCAGAAGATATTGTAGGATACACTGAACTAAAGAATTGTTCTGCTACGTTTGATGGAACATATGCAAACTCATCTAAGAATATAATGTTATAAGAGCCGCCACGAACCGCACTGGCACTGGTGGAAGAGGCCAAAATTTTAGACCCATTCTCTAACTCTAAAGAACCTTTATTCCAAGACATTACTCCTTGTTGTAACCATTTCGGTAAATGTTCATACGCAAGTTGTAACCTTCCCAACAAATCTCTTGCGGTTGCAGCTTTGTTAGCAAGTATTGCCACATTCACTGTTGGGTTGAATAAAACATAATGAAGTAAATAAGCGATGATAGTAGTAGATTTTCCAGACTGTCTAGGAAGTTTACAGATGGTAAAACGATTATTGTGGAATGTTCCTACCATCTCCTTTTGAAAGTCATACATATCAAAAGGAACAAGGCCTTCATCAAGAGAAACAATCATAATATAATTTTTAATAAAATAGATAGGGTCTTTCATGCATTTGGCATATTCCTCAATTTGCTCTTTTGTCCACTCTTGAGAAACATTAGCCTTCTTGAGATTGGGATTAGCATTATAACTATCTTGTCTATCCATTACGGATTAATTACCCTTTATCATTTTTTGGAGCTCGGCCGTTGAACCAACGAAGAGAGCGTTAGTAACATTCTTAGGAGCATTGTTTGGAACTTCTTTAAGTTTCCTCATTTTCTCCTGTAAATCTCCAAGCTTCTCTGTAACTTCTGAAACTTGTTTGATGAGGTTGCCCGCAACTTCGTAAGTTCTTGGGTGCTCAGACTCTTTAGCCAATTCAAGAATCCCTTCAATAGCATCATTTCCTCTTTCGACAAGGTTGTAGAAGTTTTGCCTTTGGTACGCATAGTCACTATCTATGTCCTGACTCATATCCATCACTGGTGACACTTGACCAGTATCTACAAGTTCTTGTGCTGGACCTTTAAACGGCTCAACAAAAGGTTGTACATCTTTACTAGTATTATGGCGTATATAATTATCTGGGCCTTTAATTCTAGGTTCATCATCTTTTTTATGAACATAGTTCCAAGGTTCTTCTTTTATAGTTTCAACATCACTTAGGATACCAAGTGCCTTATCAAGTTCTTTCAAAGGATTGGGCATGATAATTACTCTTTATCTGTTCCAGTTACAGGATCAAAGGTCTTTGCATCCTCAAAGAATGAAGTTGTTTCATTAAATCCAAAATCATCATCAGCATCGGCATTTGAGGGTTTGGGTGCAACTTTATATCTCTGTTCCCTTTTTGGTGCAGCATCAGGTAGATTAGCATACTGATCAACTTGAACTGTTTTGATAACACCACTAGATGTAACAGGACCATAGAGATAAAATTTTACACTAAAATCTAAAGTATAGATAAGAGCTCTACGAGTTTCAAAGTCACCTTGATAATTATCTTCATAACTAATATCGTTTAATACAATAGGAACATCTCTTTTGATGCCCATGTCTGCCATGTCATTAATAGTCAATGTATAATCTGGTTGAAAGAATGGTAATATCTGTTCTACAATTTGTAACGCATCATCAGATTGTTTTGCCATAACATACAATTGTACAGAAAGATTATAGGGAACAGGCATATACTGTGTGTCAAGTCTGTTTGAATTAGAACCTTTTACCTTTTTAAATTTTTGTACTCTGTTAAGTTTTCTAGCAGGATCATACGATAAGTTTTGTATTTCAAAACCAATACGTGGTAGAGTAACCGCAACTTGTTTTGATAAGTCAGCATCTTCATTCAAACGAACCAACCACTTCTGTCGAGGGCCATACGCAAGAGGAACTTTCATTGTTTGCGTTATATTTCCATCGTTGTCCTTACGAACCAACTGAATATTATTAAATGTTGTTCCAAACGCAACTATGACCTTACGAATTGTTTCGTGATAAAACTGCTGTCCTAACATAATTAATTACTCCCTACATCCCCAAACGGGTTTGTCTCACTAAAGTCTAATACTGTATCATCAATAGAATCAAACAATTCATTTTGAGAGTTTTTATCAGATGACATATCTCCTACTATATAGGACTCTTGAATTAAGTATTCTCCTGTTTCTGAAATTAGAGAACCAGCCGAGGTTGTCATATCACTATCTTCGTGTGCAACAAGTTCGTCTGATTCAGTTTCATGAATGATACGACCAATATTAGGTTCTAATTGAACAGCATTTACTGTGGCTGTATTTGTTTCTAAAGTAAACTGGAATTCAGATGAAGCTACAGTTAGTGCATCTTCAATTGCATCTATAGTATCTATACCAGTATTAAGTTCCTCAGAACTATAATCAAACAGACGGCATCTTAGTTTATATACTGGATTATTATCTAATTGATAAAATGGTTCATCATGATCTACAAAATTAACTTGAAACATTTTTTTGAGAATAGGGTGATATATTGCATCGCCCTCATAAGGTCTATCTGAGTCCGTTGCATCTGTTTCTGATAAAATATAGAAATCACTTCCCTCTAAATCTGTTGATATAGCTGCAAGTGTTCCTGCTTCTAAAAGAACAGAACCACCTTCTTCACTATCAGTTCCCGACTCGATTGTAATCTGTTTTGTTAATTCTTGAAATCTTATTTTGTTTACAACAAATGTTGCTTCACTTAAATTCTGCAAACCAAACTGATTCATGATTTCTCGTTCACCAGCAAATCCACCATCTCCATTTTCTATATACATTTCTATTTTGGCTGCATCTCTAAATACAGAAAGAGAGTCTTCTCCAAAAACAGTGTCTTCTGCAACGATGGTTCTATCTATGTAAAATACATCGTGACCGTATATCTGAATTGCTTCTGCAACCAGATTACTATAAAGACTTTGTTCCGTTGCAATTGCAGCTACGTTACTGGTGTGGAAATGTTTATTGACAGCCATACTATTATCCTATCATGTAATTCACTGGTAACTCAAAGGCCATCTGTATCTGCTCCTCTAGTTTATTTTGTTCTTCTATCGCTTGTGAATACAGTGTTTCACCATTCATCGTAACACCACCAAGCATTGCAACACCACTAAACTTAGAAAGGTTTGCTCCCCATTGTTTTTTAATCAATGAAGTTGCATATCGTTTAAGATATATGTCATCATAGATATCAGTGTATGTTGTTGGATCAAGCTTACGATAACATTCTATAATTAGATACTCATCAGCAGTCATATTGTTTGTCCAATCCATATCTAAATAAAGACGATTTTGATGCTGATTAAAACGAATGGGTGTTTCCCCCACAAGAATATGCTCTAGAAAATCTAGGTGTTGCATTGTCTGTTGATAATGCATAACTGAGGTTGAAGAAAAATCATAAAGATCATTTAGTCTCAATTGATAACGAACATCAAATAAACTACCGCCGCCACCAGTATCGGTGAGAGGAAATACTTTTACTACTGAAACATTAGTATCAGGTACAGGTATGAAGCCTTTACCCTCTAACCAATCAGCTGAAATACCACTATCAACCTTATCTGTGACAGAAGTTGTTGCATTTGTTATACCTCTGTCAAGTTCTGCTTGAGTTATCTTGTGCTTAAGATACACTCTCTCAATACCATCATAGTGATATTGAGCAAAGTATTGTAGTGCTTCATCTAAACGATCATCAACTTGATCATCAGATACGTTGATATCAATAACACCGTCACCAAGAGAACGTAAACAGTATGATTTTAGTGTTGCTTTCGTAGAAGGTATAGCCATAGAAATAATTCCTTTCTACATATTTATAAGATATGTTACTTATATCACCTTGCTCTCGCCTGTGCCACGCCTGATCCACCGAATGGGTTCTCAGCGAATGCTAGATAGATATATTTTTGCGCTCCATTAAACCCACCATTCGTAGTTACCAACTTGAATCCATCCGGGCTTAATCCATGCAGCAAACGTAAATGGCCCATCAATTCCAGATCATGTCGAGTTATCGAGCGATTAGGTTCATCAATCATTATGCTATTCCCAAATGTTACGCCGGGTTGCTTGGAGTGTCATCAGCCATTTATATTTCTTTCCAAGACAACGATGCCTCGTCCCAATTCCACGCGCCGCCTGCTGGCCGTGATGACGGGGCTTGCCAATCGTCGTTGCCGTCAAGCGACCACGACGGGAATGGTTGAGGTGCAATAAACTTATCTTTTGCTGCATCGTATGTGTAGCCAATGCTAGCAAATTGCTTGCGAATATTGTTGTTATAAGATGTCTGTTTCCATGCGCCGCCCCAAAAATCAGCGCACCAATTCTCTCCATCGGCCTCATAATCGTCACTGACGACGCAAACCCTCAAGACGATTCCGTCGTTATTTATTTCTGCAAAATGTGCCATATTATTGAAACTTATACCTAATGATTACACAGCCTGAACCACCGCTGCCGCTGGCACCCGACCAGCCACCGCCACCACCGCCTCCGCCGGTGTTCGCGCCACCGGCGGTTGACTGATCTGCGTTATACGCCGACCCCTGACCGCCGCCACCCGAGCCGCCACTGCCGCCTGATCCGCTTTCCTGACGTTTGCCGCCTCCACCGCCGCCGCCCCGCGTAACTGCTGATCCGGTAATTGACGACGAGGTGCCATTGCCGCCCGTGCCGCCGGTGTTCGCGGAAGCATTACCACCAGCAGCACCAGCACCACCACCAGCGCCAGCCGCCGGGGTGT